CCATTATGCTCCTAAAACTGCGTCAACAAAGCTGACACAAAAGGCTTGTGCTAATTTATCTGATAGCAACGCGGGGGTAACAGGAATAAGTATCAAAGTAAACCCTAACAATGTTACTACAAAAGCAATATATTTATGTACTACTATTGGATTGTTGGGGTCTAGTTTTTGTACTAAGTTAAAGCAAGGTCTATATAGACGAAACATAGCCAAAACTATGCCCGCAATGTAAAATGCTAAAAAATATTCCATGTTGTTTCCCTTTGTGTTACAAATACTTATGTAAATGTCTTAGGCTTCCCATTTCCCAACTAGCTAAACAGTATTGTTTGCCTGCGTACTCCAGATGTGGAAAATAAGTATCTTTTAAATCTTCTTGAGTACACTCAATCGTATCTACAAGATAAAAATTAGTCCCATCTGTCGTAGCGTGTAGTTTTTTAACTATAGCTGGAAAGTTCTGTCGAACTGCCCAAATTCTTTCTCCTACTTCGAACTCTTCTGCTACACATTGTTCTGGTAGCATGGCGTTTCGTCTGCCTTCATAGTCTGTTTGAGGTAACTTCTGAGGTATACCTAACCTTTCGACTATTCCTTTTATAAAGGCTGGAGATCTATATAACGCTTTTGCTATATCTGAAACATTACTACCTTCCAAGTAGAAGTTTACTACTTGTTTGATCTCTACTTCAGTTGCTCCTTTGCCTTTGTTATGAGCTTTTCTTCGCTCTCTGTACTCTACAGTTTCAAGATAGTCCTGTAGTATCTTATTTAATCTAGTGGTGTTGTACGATATATTTAATATATTACAAGCTTCCTTTTTCGTTATTGGACTATCTTGGTTTAGTAGTTCGTATACATGTTGTATATTTGTTTCTGTTAAGTTCTCGTGCTTTTTAGTCTTTATCGCCATTTGTCTCTCCGTTTAATTTGGATGGCGTCTCTGATCCTAGCAAGATTATGGCATAGTGAAGTATCTTCAACAAATCTTCTTTGTTGCGACCTTCTTTTTTGCCATAGCGTTGTGCATATTTTATTATGTTTCCAATACAAAAGCCTTCACCATGACCAGCATCAAATATAAACTCAGTAGACTGAATTTTATTCATACTGTAGTGTTGGCCATAAGTTCCTAATATATGGTTACGAAGTATCTGTAATACTTCATCTTCATTGAACTTGTACTTAGTCAATTAAGTTCTCCAGTTCTGTGTAACCACCTATACTAGTTCCGTCAATTATAATCTGTGGAAATGTCCTTGCTGTTGGAAACTTTTCCATTAAATCTTTATACTCAAAATCAACTCCAAGTTGTTTGTATTCTACTGTATGTCCTTTTCGTGTTGCTAAACTTTTTGCCATATCACAATAAGGGCAATTGTCTTTTCCATATATTATAATCATTTCTTTCTCTTATTCTTTCCTGCTAAAAATGCTGATTCGTATGCGAACCAACCTGCTAAGCCTACTATTAATATTACTAATACTTTCTCTCCATATACGGAAAGAAAAGCATACCCAAATAAAAGTACAAGAACAACTAACGTTACATAGACAAATAATTTATTCCAATCTATCATTTTGCTGTTATCCTTTTTTCATAATCGGCGTAATCTTCATTCCACCAATCGGGTTTTTCTCTGTGAGACCAGCTAGCGAATGTTGCTTTATCAAGATGATAATAGTCTCTATAACTTTGTATAGGATTATCATAGTCTTTCAGCTCATCGGGCATTGCTAGTCCAAATGTTGTGAAACCTACCTTCGGTAAATTTTTTGTTTCGGGTAATTTATTTACTACTTGTTCAACGGACTTATGTAGTTTGCCGTATCTATAGTGGTATTCATCATTCAATGCATTTGCATAACAATGTACCCATTCGTGATTTTCAAGGGATTCTCTTGCCCAGATAGTGCAAGGATGATTGTACATCATTGGTAGATAGGGGTAGGGTCGTTCCTCCATTGGTAAGTGTTTGATCTCAGCTTTCGCTTTGTTCATTACTTCTCTTTCCTCTGCGTTGAGAGCGCGGGGAACGAACCCTAATAATTCATCTATCCAAACAGTAGTGCATAAGATTTGTGCTGCCTCGAGAGGCATCTTGACTATATGCTTGTCCACATGGTATTCGGCGGCTTTGTCTAAGTCTTGGTCTAAATAAAATAAATTCATTTAATCCAACACTTATACCCTGAACACTCTTTCGTGTTCTTGCGACCACCGCATTGCTTACAATATTCTACTGATTTTTTTAAGTCCTTGAATTTTTTCATACATATATTATACTAAATATATGAGCAATTGTCAAGAACTATTTTTTGTTACTTCGAGTTTATCTTGTCTTTCGCTGTGCCAGCGTACAAGCCGAACCATGCCGCACCCGCTCCGACTACAATACTGATTAAACCAGACTGCTCGAATGTTGGTGCTGGAAGTTCCATAAACCATATTGTACACTTATAAAGTAATACAATGTACACAGTGAGGAACATTCTTGGGAAAATTCTCCAAGCGTCTATCATTCCTGATAGCCATATCCATCTCTGCCAAGGGTTTTCTGGTTCTTTATCGTTTTCTAACTCCATAATTTTAGCTTTTAGTTCACCTATTTCAGTGACCATTGCCATAAACTTATTAAGGTCTAACTCTACTTCGTTGCGTGACATATCGCCACTGAATCTTTCATCAGACATTGCCTTTATCCTTAGCCTTTCCAATGTTCAATGCTAACATATCTACAAATTTGTAGAATTTGCCCATCCATACATCATCCTTAGGTGTCGGTGTTGACGCCGCGATTAAACTAGCAATTGTTACTATTAGAGTAACTAAACCTACTAAATCCATTAACATAATATTCTCCGCTCTGTAAAGAGCCTTGCCCTAAAATTAGGGACTTCCTTGATAAGAAACTATAGAATTTAATCTAATGTCTTCCCATCTATCCTCATCCATTCGATAACACACTATGGTGTCATTGATTTGTTGATTGACTCTACCTCCAGTGAGGGACTCCATCAACGTACAAGGAATTGTATACTCCTTGTGAGAGTTTTGTGAAACGAATGTAATATCTACTACATCACGCTTTAATAGTTCTCTTAATTCTGTAAACATTTTTTACCCCTGCTCTATACGCATCTATGAGAATTCCTTTTTCTCGTATTAATACCATTTCTCTACTTATTGGTTTCAGCATCCATAGAAATTCTTTCACTTATCTATGTGTTGCTCTACTGATGTAAGTCTTTCGATAATGTCAGGATAAGCATCAAACTCATGCAGTTCTTTACATGGGTGACTATTTTCTTCCACTGCTGCTAATCTATCCTCTATATGCTCCAGCCAGTCTTCGACTTCTTCAAATCGTCCTTGTACTACTGGATTCTTATCAAAAAACTTTGCTCCTTTATTCATTACTCTAAAGTAGCTCCAGTCTATAAAAAATTGTTTAATACTATTCCACATTGTTCAATGCTTCGGGGTCTGTTACTTTTTCATAATATACTACGACTTCCTTGAGTTCTATAATATATCGTTTTAGTTCTTGCATGTTATATGACATTAGTTCATAGTCTGGTATAGACATAGCTACGAATACTATCTGTCCATGCTCTTTTGTTAATCTTTCGTGAAACTCCTCAATGTTTTTATCACTTACTACATACCACATAGGGTCTTTGAGGTCTATCTCACGTGGTAGTACAGGCTGAGTAATCAGTCTGTCCATTGGTTTTGCTGTTACTTCTATCTGTTTAGTTGGAAGTAGACTGCAACTCGACGCCATCATCAAGGCTATCAATGGTGCGGCTAACTTCTTCGATTGAATCAAATACATTTTTCGTTCCTTTATTTATTCTTGGTTCTAGCAAACCAGGTTTTGCTGCTGCTAGTTTTGTTAAATTGTGTC